GTAAGTTTGGTATTTTCTTCCTGTTATAAAAGTTAAAATTTCGTTTTTGCAATGTAAGTCTTCTTCATGAATATATAATTCATATGAACAAGGACAATACATTGCGCGCATCTGTACTCCTTTGATTCGAATTTCAATTTGAGTGCGGCCTTTGTACCAATCTTTATCAGGAAGATTACACTCATTAGTAATAAAATGGCCGTGGGTTACGATCTTTCCCATTTTATAGACGTCCTTTCACTATTCAGTTTTTGCCTAAACCAAATAATACTGCTAGACTATGCAGGTTCTGTTCTGTGCCATACTGTAATCTATTTCCGAACATACGAAATAGCAGTAATTGAAAAATAAAATTGAGGCTATACTTAGAATCGAACTAAGTCTTCAGTCTGAGACTACGTGCTACCACTACACTTTATAGCCAGATACGGAGGTCAGGTTGACTAGTACACCTTTTCCATATAGAAATTGTTCCTAATTCTCTATGGCTCCGCATTGTACTCCCACCAGGACTCGAACCTGGAAAACAAACTTAGAAGGTTTGCGTCTTTCCTTTAAACGATAGGAGTAAAAAACCTCTTTTAAAAAGAGGTCAAAGATTAAAAAAGAAATGCTTAAAATGTTTGAAAGTCTTATCTTTTGCAAGGAACTCCAAACATTCTTGAATCTTTCGGAATTATTAAAGAGCTGAAAAAGCTCTCCGCATCCAAATGATCCAAATCAAAATGATTCCCCATTTCTTTTATTTCATGGGCAGCTAAAGAGTTATATTCTTTTAGCCACTTCTCAATAAAATTGGCAACAGGACCTACAATGATACGCAAAAACTCTTTCGCTTGTTGTTCATGACAATAAGCTGTAAGAGTCAAATAGGTCATTACGACCTGATAAGACTTTGAATTAGCTTTCATGCTTACAAAATTGAAGGTTTTACAAAATTGTAAAAATACTCAGCTACGGCTAAAGTATTAATGCGACCATCAATAACAAAACTTTCTAAATTACAAATGTAAAAGTTTACAAATGTAATATAGTCAGAGATTTCCATGTTTACCCATCCTAAGTTGTGAAACAGGCTTTCAAGGAATTTGTTTAGAATTTGTGTCTTCATGTGTGTTATTCTGTGGTGAAAAATAAAACCCTCGTATTTTAGTACTCGGATCTATTTTTTAAAAAATAGAACCTTCAAACTTGTAATTTTTTCAAAATTACTGCGCAGTAAAATTGAAAATTTTACAAGATTTATCCTACGTCTTATACGACGGTTTTGTCACTGTGACTAGCAGTCTAAGAAAGTTTCAACGCTTTCTATTAGGATAAATTTCTTAGGTCAGTGGAACCTCTTCCAAGAATCGAACTTGGCTACTTAGCTTAAAGTTAAGTGTGCCCATACACTAAGAGGTTGAAAATTCGGAAATTAAGAATCAATTAGAGAACGTCGTCTCCTTCATTTTGTGCTACAAGCTTTTCCGCCTTTTTAGCAGCATCATTAGCATCGTGCATTGCCTCCAAATCAGAGAAATCGAAGTCAAAGTCATCAGCAGACACGTTGTTGTTGGTATTCAACCCAAGCATGTTTGCCAAAATGACTTCTTGGGTCTCACCTTCAATGACAACTCCATTTTCTTTTTTTGGAAGCGTCACCTTGCGAACTACTACACGTACTGGAGTACCAGGAGTAAACAGTTCAATTTGGTTTAGCCAAGTTTTTTCGTAGGCTACTACGGGAAGTAGTGTAGTACCAAGTTGTCTTACAGTCCCTGTAATGTACGTCTTGCCATTTACGTTTTCCTTGGGGGTCTCCCAATTGAACGTGGCAATTTCTACATCCATGATTACTGAAATCTCTCCTGTTTCAGGGTTTTTCAAAGTTTGGATTACTCCGTTCTTGTCTCGTTTTGGCTGAAATTTTTGTGCCATAAGTCTAAGAGTATTTAAAAGTTAAGAAATTTTTCAATCAAGATCTCCAAAAAGAGCATCACCCTTTTCCTGAAACAGCTCTTTTATTGTGTTCTCGTTAAAATATTTTAACAAGATTTCAGCTGTTTCTTTTGCTGCTTTTGCTCTGGCATGAGCACTAGCAGCATTCATGCTAAGTACTCTTGATGCACCTGAACCAAACGCTCCCTGTGCTTTGTAAGCTCTAGTCCCAGCTAAGTTGATCATTTCATAAGGAACATTGCAGTTCTCATTTCCTACTAACAATGATTCTTCTGGAGCTTCAATTTGAGTTTTTGCTATTTCTAGCAAAATTTCTCTTCTTTTTTGAAAAGATAATGCTTCCCATTGACCAGACTCAAAAATCTCCTCAAAAAGTTCATCCCCATTGTTTTTGTTGTTCCACATGTTTTTTTCTTTTTGTGGTTGAAAAATAGAGCTGCTTCAAGACTCGAACTTGAATGTCTGCCTGTGCAGCAAAAAAATATGATTAGCGTATCATTTCATATGGGAAAAACGTGCATTCATGGTTACTTTTGTTTCCCAAAAGCCACGAAGGTACGAAGCCCAGATTTTCCGCTATTTCGTCTACTTCTTTCTCCTTTTCAGGAGTAAGTTTTAACTCGTTGGCTTTTTGAGCCAGGGCAGTTAAGCCCTCCTCGTCGCCTCTCCACCTCCATTCTATTTCTGCATTGTAGCAGAGGTGTTCTCCGTTGTAATACCACCCTAAAAGGGTTAAGTTTGCTTTTTCTCTTCTTGGCAGTTGCCAAGAGGTAAAAAACTCATCCAGAGATTTCCACCAATTTGCCCCGTAGGCAAAAACTTTAAGCGTCTTGGAATCAGACCCCATGTCTTTGAAGTCATTGGCTTCTTTTAAAAAAGAAATACTAGCCATTTTAAGTTTTGTGGTTAAGAATTGTTAAATAATCCACTCTGCTTTTAACTGACTTGTGACAGTTGTTACTAAATAATAGTAACAGTAGCATTAGATTTTATTTTTATTGATTTTGTGGTTACTGTTTCGTCCTTTTAGGACTCATCAGTCAGAGTACACACTCTGAGACAGTAATAACTAAAAGATTTTTTTCTAGTTTTGCAATGTTGTTGCATTTGAAAAAGGGGGATTAGAGTGTTTGGTTGCTATTTTCCAGCATAATCCCGCATAAAATCCCCTTTTTTCTTGCAAAAACCGCATAAAATTTTGCAAAATCTTTCAACTTTTCAATTAGCTTAATCAAGAATAAGGCTTTCGGATTAACCTAATCACCTCATTCTCAACATTTTTAATCCCGGATGCTAACATTAAATTCAGCTTCCTTCCATTTTTTCCAGAAAGCCTGAAAATCAAGTTCTGCATCCAAAGTGAAACAGACTTTTCTTTCCCCGTCACTTTCCTCTGGTTCCATTACTACCAATTGGGGAATTGGCTTGAAAGGAATTGTGCACCAGACTGTTTGGTGGCAGCATTTTTGGTAATGCCCACATTCACGAGCTTGCTCTTCAGTTAGCTCGACTTCTTGTGACAAGGAAAATGTAGCAGGATGGACCAGTTCTGCTGGGATTGTAGTTCCCAGTTTTTCAGAAATGATGTCTACTAATTCCAAACCACTGATGGTTTGATTGTAACGATCAACAATTTCTAGAATGAATTTCATGGTAAAAGAATTTGTGGTTAAAAATTTTATTTTCCAAGCTTGTAAGATTTTTAATCTTACTGTGCAGGAAAAATAAATTTTTCCAAGGGTTCCAGACTATAACTGGTATCTTGCTTGAGCATGTAAAATGCTGGTTCGTAAGTGGGCAAGATAGTTTGAATCACACTCATTCCCTTGGTTTGACAGCATTTCCCGGATTAGCCTGGTTTACAGGGATGTGGGACCGCGCTGCTTATCTTTTTTTGTTGGTTGCCCACATGAGCAACACAAACCCCCAGCCAATGAGGGTAAACAAAATTAAACTTTGCATTTTTTATGGTTTTAAAAGTGATCGAGGAATTGTTTGTCCCCCGAAAAAAAGTCATCCCCAGGTTTTACCCAGGGACAACGACACTTTACTAGTTGAAACGAATGCTGGACAACCCTGAGAGGCTGTCTACGATGGTGTAACTTCCGAGGTCCTTGATAGCAATCAACTCCCCCTCGAAACCATCTTCCAAGGCAACCAGGACACGGACCTTGTTAACAAACCTACCATTTTTTGTGATAAGTTCGCCCACCCAGGTTCCGGATTGCTTTGTTTCACGGATTAAGGTAAGTCCTTCAGTATGGACTGGAGTAGTTTGAGTACTTGCTGGTACATTAGTATTGGCTGCCATGATCTTTGTTTTTGTGGTTAAATCAATGCCGGGGTATAGAAAATGTTACCTGGAACAGGGGGGGTTGGATTGGTTGCACACGATTACATGAATTTAAAAAAAAAAATTTCCACGATTAAGTGTAACACGATTAAATCTACCTTTCAAAAAAATGCTCCACGATTACATGGATTTTGAAAAAAATTTCACGATTACATTGATTACATTTATTTTTTAATACGATTAAGGCCGGGGGTATAAAAAAATTCTAAGTTTGGCATGGGGGTGCTTTTGTTTATTTGGGGAATTTTTTTAAAACTTTTTAAAACTTTTTTTTATAAAAATTCCCACTAGTTATTTTTTATTATTATCTTTGCCCCCATGACACAAAAGAGTGTCTAGCAACTATGAACTTTTGTTCTTTGTATTCTTGAAATGGAATACTTGTTTTTCTGGGTACTGTTGTAAAATAGCGCAAAAAGAAAAACAAAGGCACTCCTAGGTTATTAGGAGAAGAACGAGCGAACATACAACCATATTCTCCCAGGTGCGGAATTCCTTTACGTAAAGCAGTATGAAATCTTGGCTGCATATAAGGTAAAGGGGCCATGATTCCACAAACCAAAGGGACTACTGAGTAACTTTCTCCCACTCAGGTTGCGAAAATAAACTTCCATAAGCTGTATGTTAATGACTGGCTATTCGTTGGAGGTCTTGAAAACTGGAATGATATAGAAACACATTAGCGGTGGGTCACACCAAGAAAAGAGTAATTAACTTTTCCCGCGAGTGAAGTTTGAGTTTAACCACTGATCTAGGTGTAGATTGCAATAAGCGCTATTGAACCTTGGTCTTGCGAGATTACTCTAATCAATTGATAGAGTTATTCCCTGGGGTACAACCTGGTGCATTAAATTGCAGGAATACAAGGAAGCAGAGGTTTTACAGGGAATGGAGCGGTAGCAGCCGTATGTGTTTTTTCAAGTACCAGTTAGTAAGCTCCAGAAATAATCCACCAGGAAGCCGTACAGGAAAGAAGGTCCGGGAATCTTAGGAATATTTTTATTCTTAGTTTTCTTGGATATAGCGGAGCGATTTAGCGTTACTAAATCGAATAAGTAAAAAGGATGGATTTCCTTAATGGCTTTGCCATACCTACTCGGCAACTACCTATCTCATCACACAAACTCAATAAAATGAAAAATCTCTTAACTTTTCTTTTTTTACTTTTTTCTTTTTCTTTGTTTTCACAAAAAACAGAATCTCAAGATTTGTATCACAAAGATACCAGTGACAGTAAAATTATACATTTTTACAGCATGCAGTATTCTTATGATACTTTAGAAAAATTACAAGTCTTTCCAGAACTTTTTAAAATTGAAAAAACAGGTAAGGCAATACAGTTTAATGGTACTAATGTTATACAAAAAGATACCATTTATGATCTTAGATTTTACTTTTTTGAAAAAGGTAAGAAGCGATACTTTGGAAAACAATAAAAAATAGGGGGACTATAAATAAGTGTTTACATGGTTATATTGTAAGCACTTTTTTTATTTTCTCCAGTTTGAACTATCCCAACTCCAATTACTGATTTTAATGCATTGTTTTTGGAATAGCTCATACCAATACTGTTAACATCTACTCCACAGCCTACTTGCATTCCAAAGATTTTACCACCTTCCCTTTCAAAGTATTGAGTTCCACATTTTGTATGTAAGTGACCTTGTACTATGCTTTTACCTTCTATCATGCATCTCTTATATGCATCCATGCTACCATAACCATGACAGTATTTTACTCCATCTAGCTCAATGCTATCTACTAAACTCCAAGTTTCTGGAAATTCATAGATTTCTTCTAAACTTTTAAAGAATCCTTTTGGTAAATTGCTCCTTATTGCTGCTCTTTCTATTCTGTCATCATGGTTTCCTCTACATACTACCACTTCCCAACTAGAAAACTTTTCATACCACTTCTGCAATTCTAACTTTGCCATTTCCATTTCAACAGCACTTCCAAGACCTCGCCTATCACTTTCATGTGCACTGATAATGTAGTGGTCTACTATATCTCCAATGTGAACAATTTTGTCTACACACAATTCACTGAATACTTCATAACAAAAGTCAAGGTATTCAGCATGGCAAAACGGAAAATGGGTATCCCCAATTACTCCTACTTTCATAGAAAATTTTATTTTTTGAAATAATTTCACAAACATACAACATTATTCAAAAAAACTTCTATTTTTGCCTTAAATTTTATCAAATGGAAATAAACATCACCACAGGCAAAATTGGAAACAGGGCTTATGATCCTGTTGAGCTATCTGCATTTGACTTTTGGATCATGTACATTAGGATGCATTATACTAAGAATGTACTGCTTAATGACTTAGAAGAAAAGATACTTGCATACATCTTGGCCAATGGATTTGAGGAAGACCACTTCTCAGGAAAACTTAGAAAGAAATTAGAAAAACTACTTGCTATTAACACAAGTAGAGTTTCTATGACTAAGAAAACGCTTACTGTTAAAAATCTTCTTACTGAAGAAGGAATTCCAACAGCTTCTCTTACTAAACTAGCAAAAGCCATTATGGATAGCAATCATCAGGTTTCCTTTGTTACTCCAATTCACATTACTACTCCAATTTATAATCATGAAAGTAAAGGACGAACCTCAGTGGCATCTCCGAGCAATCAACAAGACGCAGGAGGAATTGAGCAACCAAGGCATCAAAGTAGACCCGTATCTGATTCACTTTATAGTGACTTACTTTTGGCTGACTATTAAAGAGCTACTCAAAAAACCCTGGCTTTTTAAACTAGGGTTTAGACTTAACAGTTATTTTATCATCAAACCAAAGATTAGGACAATACAAAGGTTCATAGAAGGACTTTCACTGTCTAATCTAACACATCCAAATTACGAAAATTATTTACAATGGAGATCATTAATCCTCACATTTCAGAAAAAGAAGCGCTCAGAAGCATGGAAGAGATATCAGCAAAACTCGGAAAATCCGGATTTGGACCGCACAAAAGCCAAACCTCTGACAGCTTACAATCTGCTTCAACTCAAGTCCCAGGGAATAATCAAGACTACGAAATCTACAACCAAGAAGTAGAAAATCTTGATCCTGATTACACACTAGTACAGCCTTATAGAACACTACTAGTAAGATGCTTTTGCCTAGTTGACGAAGTGACAGAAAATAATCTTATTATTCCTAAGTCATCTTTCAAAAAAGCCAAAGCGGAGAAGCACTCACAGTTTGCTAATCAGTATGAACATCTTACCAAGTATCCGTTTTCTAATAAGGCAGTAGTAGTTTCATCTGGTAACAATGACTTCAAAACAGGAGATATTGTACTGCTTAACAAAAGGGCAACTGACACCCTTATTCACTTGGAAGATGGCTACGAAAAACCAATAAATCAATTTACTTTAACTGGAGATGACATGCCTACAATCCCAGGTAAACACTTTGGCTACCTGATGCTTGATCCTTATTCCCATATTATTGCATTCCTAAACAAACCAACTAATGTCTAAGTTTATTACCTACGCACTGGCTCTTACCCTTGGTTTCTTAATTGCTGTTCTTTTCATCTCAAACAAAAACAAAAACTTTCTCAAAGATGTACAAGAACAACAGCTTACAAGAACTAAAGTAGTTTATAGAGATACAGTTATTACCAGAACAGTTTTTAAACCAACTACGGTTACAGTTAGAGATATTGTTACCAAGTATAAAACTAAGTTTGATACGATTAGAGATTACCAGTTTTTTACAGATACGCTATACCTTGACAACAAAGACTCAGTCACTCAGTACAGGCAGTTTACAGCTAGTTTTCCTTCTCCTACTAATCCAGGTGACACTAACTTCCTGAAAGTTTACAATGTAATTCAGTCCAAATATCCAATTGATACGTCTTTTATTACAATACAGTGGCTAAAGAATATTACTCCAAATACAGTTGTAATTAGAGATACAGTCAATACAATTACCAAAGTTAATACGTACAAATCAGGATTTACACTTGGAGCTTCCCTGAATTACACCAATCCACTTTCAAGTAATAGCTTTTCAATTACCCCTCAAATTGGAATCTTTACAAAAAGTGGAAAGCTCTTTACTGTTGGAAATATGTTTAACACAAGTGCCATTCAATTAAGACCAACTATTTCGTATCATCAAATTATGTTTAAGAAGAAATAAAGATCAAGAATATTAAGATATTTCCAGTCCTGTCATTGAACATCTTTGGCAGGACTTTTTTTGTTTTAAAAATTTTAAAAACTTAGCATTAATGTTTAGTAAGGCATTTTCTTTGCAGTAATCAAAAATCCAATAGCACCATGATCACTTTTAAATATTCTACTCCTAACTCTAAGCTAGCTGATTTTGTATCTGCACTCCCAGCTAATGAGTACTTTATCATTACAGCTGTTCAAGGAACTAATATTCTTTTTCAAATTAGAACCGATAAGCTAGTTAAAGAAGTAGACAGACAAACACTATCATTTTATCAAAGAAAAATCACACATGAGTTACGCAAGAATCAACAAAGTAGTTAATCCAGATCAAAACTTTTGGGAACTCAATCCTTTTTTTAAAGTCATTGATCCATTTTCAAATCTTTACGAACAAGATACGTCAAAGAATAAGATAGAATCTTCCAAAAAAATGATTGCTGTATTTCTCTTAACTGAAGTTGATGAGGAAGAAAATCCTTTTGCTAGAATGGCGCTTGACTTTAGAAGAGAAATGATCAACAAAAAGATTACTGACACCTCTGATCTTGACCCGTATATTGATGCTTATCTTCTTCATCACAGGACACTTGCAGAAAGAACACTGTACGAAGAGCTGGAAACACTTACTACCAGAGGTAAACTGATTAGAGATACACCAATTACACTGGATACTTCGACTGAAGAGATTGACCCGCTAACAGGTAAGAAGTATGTACTGACAGTCAAAGGAACTGCTTCACAACTAGAACAGATGAGGAAGAATACCGGGCCTATTTATAAAGCTTATGATGATGCCAAGAAACTTTTTGAAAAAGAAAAACTTGATTCAAAAACCTTTGGGCAATCTAAGCTTACTAACTCTGATAAAGCAAAGATATAAAAATGGAATGGATTAAAATTGAGAATCTCCAGCATATTCTGGACCACTTCACACCAAGCTCTATACACCCCGATGACCCTGACTACATTCCATTTTGGAAAAACCTCAAGAAAAAATGTATAGAAGGAGTTTGGGTAGAACAAAGTGCCCATCTTTGTCCTTTTAAACCAAGTAAAAGTTCAACTCCAAAATACAGATATGTGCCTGGTATTCTTGGTTTTTATCATCATTTTGTTGCCATCAGAGTAAAGGATAAGATTAATAAATCACACGGTAAACTTGCTAGACCTGACATCAGAGATGTAGAATGGCATAGGGCTTATTATTATCTCGAAGCAAGGGGCTTTTCAGGTTTTGAAGATTCTCCTTATTCAACAGATGAAAGATTAACTAAACCAGGACCCCCAGCAGAACCAGAACTTCTTAATTCAGACGGAAGTTTCAAGATTTACAAAACTCCAAGGGAAATTCTCTTTATGCTCCACGACCAGCCTTGTGGTAGACCTCTTTACAACAACCAGGCTAAAAACCACCTGGAACTTGGATGTGTCAAAAGAGATACCAAGCTTACACTTGCAGATGGCAGTCAGATTAAAGCACAGGATCTTACAACTTCTCATGATCTTCTTGGCATTGACTTTAAACCAAGAGCTGTACTTGATGTGTATAAAGGCTATGATTACATGTATGAGATCAAGACAAAAACACAATCACTTATTACCACAGAAGACCACATCAATGTTCTATTTCATCCAATTATTAAAGAAGTAACCCAGCTTACCACAGGACAACTTCTTGAAGAACAATACCAGGAATACAGCCTACTTCCTTCTCAAGAAAAGATTATTTCTATTAAGCCAAGAAACAAAGAACTTTATATTGGACTTGAACTTGACCAGGATCATCTTTATTTTGCCAATAACATTCTTACCCATAACTCTCGTGGAGGTGGTAAGTCTTATTGGTACATGGGAATGATACTTTATAACCTGGTATTCTTTGGACTCAAATATTACGACATCCACGAAGAACCAGTTCAAAATAAAACCCAGCAAAACGTAGCATCTGCTGAAAAAGGCAAAGCTTCTGAAACCATTGACAAACTAAAAGAAGCAATGAGAACGCTCTTCACTGATCATCAAAGAGGAGCATTTTCAAAACCAGGTTTTCCGGATCATGAACCTTGTCCTTTTTGGTTAAGAATGGAAGGTGATGCAAAGGATGAGGAAGGCTGGAGACATAGATTCAAAGTTAAAGAGGGAGATACCTGGAATGAAAAAGGTTCAGGTGCAGCTGTTTTTCAAAAGATTTACTCAGTCAACAAAACAAACAGTACAGAACAAGGTGCAGGTGGTAGACGGGATATTATTCTTTACGAGGAAATTGGACTTTTTAACTCCTTTGATCTTGCTTGGCTTTCTGATGATGCAGTTGTTACCATTGACCAAGATCAATTTGGATCTAAATTTGGCATTGGAACATCTGGTGATCTTGAGCTTATCACTTATGCCAAGAAACTCATGTCCAATCCGGATATTTACAATTGCCTGGCCTTTCCAATTAACAATGAGCTAAACCAGCAACATCCTATTTATCAGCCAAATGAAAAAAAGTCTTCTTGTTTTTTCCTTCCTGCTTACATGGTAGATACCCACTTCAAAGACGCTAATGGCAATACAGATGTACAAAGAGCTATTGCAGCATTTGAAGCAAAAGAGCAAGAAATACTCACTACTAAAGGAGCAGAGGTACTTAATAAACACAGACTCAAGTATCCAATTAGGATTGAAGACATGTGGCTTTCTAATAACTCAGAACTTCTTCCAGTCAAGGAAGCTAAAGAGCAAGAGAGCTTTCTTCTTCAGCAAGATAGGTACAAAACAAACTTTACACCAGTTTCATTCTTTAGATCACTCGATGGACTCAAGTATAATATTGATATAACACTTACTCCTTACACAGATCTTTCCATCTCTTCAAGACATTCACTACAAGCACCTCCAATTATTTTTAATGAGCCAATTAGCCTTAATGTGCCTGATGCATATTACTTTACCCACGACCCATATGTAGCAGATGAAACAGGTGAATCTATTGGTGCATTCCAGGTCTGGTCTAATCCAAGATATGCAGCACATGGTTTAACACCCGGACTGCAAGCTGTTTATTATGGCAAACACCCACGAGGACTTGATGCATTCAATTCAGTCTGTGAAGATATAGTGGAGTATTACCACAACCCAATCAGATCAATTTATTACGAAGCAATCAGAGGAGATAGATTCAGATCTCATTTTATTTACAAAAAGAAAGGACATCTTCTTGCACTTAAACCACAATTTGAAAAAGGCAATTGGATTTATCTTAAACACACTGCACAAACAGGATTTGACGTAGGAAATAACATTGGTAAGCTTGATCTTATCAATAGACTTGCTGATACACTCAAAGAACCAATTGAATTTAACGGAGTATCAAAACCCTTTATTTTTTATATTCCTTGCATATTTACAATCAGGCAGATTATGTCATATAGACTTGAAGGTAACTTTGATGCCATTTCTGCAATGCTTGGGTATCCACTTGCAGTTGGTGAAGCAAGACATAATGTCATGACAAACATTAACAATGCCAATCCATATACGCCTTTTACACAGAATTATAAAAAACAATTTAATACAATTGCATGAGAAAGCTAAAAGTATCAGAGCAGGAAAAGTATCAGGATAATGCTAAATGGTTTAGAGACATCATGAAGCAGTATTGTCCACTTGATACAACTGCTACTACTCAATACGTTGATTTGAAACTTAACTATGACCTGATCAATGCAAATGTAAAAGGCTTTCAAGCTAAACTTAATAGCTTTTGCAATCCTTTCTTTAATCACCCGGATCTTAATATCACTAAAGATTACACGCACTACAACAGGCTTTTTTCTAAGTACCAATATGTAGTAGGGGAAATGAAGAAAAGAGTAGACAATATTTATGTTGCTATTCTCAATCAGGATTCTATTGCACGTAAAAATCTTGAATACCAACAAGCACTTAAAGAAGCCATTGCACAAGAACTATTTAATGGAGTAGAAAATGCAGTGGAAGAATTTTATGCTACTGAGTTTAAAGATGCAATTGAAATATTTTCAAACTCTTTACTCAAGTATGCACATTATAAGTTTAATCTCAATCAACTCAAAGAACAAACTTTTAAAGACGTAGTAACTGCTGACCAGTGTTACACATATGTAGGCTTTGTTAATGGTGAGATTCAAATTCAAACCATTAACCCACTTCACCTTGGCTATCAAAAGTCACCAGAAGATACAGACATTTCAAAGTCTGATTATGTTTATTATCGCAAAGCTGTTACTATTGCAGAGGTTATTAATCAATTTGACCTGACTGAAAAAGAAGTATCTCAGATTTATACAGCTACTTCAGATGAAAGGCACAATGCAATTGATGGCAATGCTGACCTGGTGCTTTCACAACCATATCTTGATTATTACCTTGACCCATTGCTTAAAGATGTAGGTAGATCCCAAGGAACACTTTCCATTAATCAGCTTAATGCCAATCAACTAGTCTGGGTTACTCACTTTGAATTTAAAGCATTCACTGAGATTTATTTTCTCAGAACAGTCAATGCCATTGGAATTGAAGAAACAGAAATTGTTCCTTCTAATTATGAGTTTCCAGCTAATACAGAGTCTTATAAGAAAAAGAACAGATGGGGAAGAAACTCTAACTTCAAAAGATTTCAGATTAATGATCAGATTTATGAGGCAGAACAGCTTTGGATTCCAAGAAGACACGAGATTACCAGAATTGGCAATAACATTTTCAAGGATGCAAGGGAAGTTCCTTTTCAACCTCTTGACATTAGCAACCCATTTGCAAGCTTTGAACTTTCTTACAAAGGCAGGATGTTTACCAATACTAACTCTGATTCTATTTCTCTGATTGGCAGAGCAGTACCCCTTCAGTTTCAGTATGACCTGGTAAAGAATCTACAAAATGAACAACTTGCTCATTACGAAGGAACTATTCTAAACCAGGACGTATCTCAAATTCCAGATGCATTTACTTATGATGAAGATGGTAAACCACTAAAAGGAGTATCAAAGATTGTTATTGCACAAAAGATTCAAAGAGAATATAAAAGAAACTTTTTCGACTCTTCGCAAAACTCGAATGGATTACCAAACCCACAAAGAGGCAACCCATCTTATACTACTACCTCTAATGCACTTGGAGATATTATTAACCTGTCAAATCTTCTTGCCTACATTGACAAGGAAATAGGACTTTCAATGGGTGTTCCAATTCAAGCAGAAGGTCAAGTATCAGCTTACTCCAATTCTTCAGATAATCAAAGAGCACTTCAGCAAGGAGTCACCATGATGGAATCTTACTAT